TCTAAACTAAAGAATCCTAAGCGTTCTACTCTTAAGCCTGAACCTTGGGAAGAAGTCACTGAAGGTCAGTATAAAATAAAGTTCTCTTGGAATGAAGAAGCAAAACCACCTGTTGTGGATACTGAAGGAACAATTATTGCTGATAACAATACACCTATGTATGCTGGTAGTCGTGTTAAGCTTGCGTTCTATCAGAAGCCGTATATTCTCCGTGATGGAGTTACGTATGGCACAAGTCTTAAATTGGTTGGTGTACAACTGGTGTCTCTTAATACAGCAGCAGGTGTAGATACAGGTGATATGTCTACAGAAGATGTAGCAGCACTCTTTGGTAAGACTGAAGGGTTTAAGGCTAGTGAGCCTAATGTAACCAGTAATGTAACCATTCCTGATGGGGATGAGGACGACTTCTAAATGGCTTTCCGATCAGGACTTGAAGAACGAGTAGCTGATCTTATGTGTGAGTTGGGTGTTAAATATGAATACGAATCTACTAAGGTTCCATATGTCATCCAACATATCTACACTCCTGATTTTTTATTACCCAATGGTATATATTTAGAATGTAAAGGATATTGGGAGCCTGAAGATAGACGTAAGATCAAGAACGTAAAAGAACAACACCCTGAACTTGATTTACGTATGGTCTTTCAAGCACCCTACAATAAAATTAGTAAAGGATCAAAGACTACATACGCTAAATGGTGTGACAAACATAACATACCCTGGACATCATTCCATAACATCCCAATCGACTGGTTCCTCTGAATTTATAAGACATGGACCTTGTAATAATTGTGGATCATCAGATGGCAATGCGATCTACACTGACCACAGTTATTGTTTTGTCTGTCATGCTTATGCAGATGAACAGGAAAACATAACCCACATTCACACTCCCAAGAACGCAGTGCAGATCAAAGGCTCAGCCGAACGGCTGCAGAAACGCAAGATCAGTCAATCTACTTGTGAAAGATTTAAAGTATATCGTGATGGAGATAAGCTAAGGTTTTACTATCATGATCCATCTGGCATTGTAAAAGGTGCTAAGATAAAAACCAAGAACAAACAATTTACTTATGAAGGAGAAACACCTGGTACATTCTTTGGTCAACATTTATGGGGAAGTAGTGGTAAGCGCATAATCATCACAGAAGGTGAACTTGATTGTGTGTCTTATGCAGAAATATTTCCTACATGGCCTGTAGTATCATTACCTAGTGGTGCTGCTGCAGCTAAGAAAAGCATCCAGAAAAACCTGGAGTTCTTACAAGGTTACAATGAGATCGTACTTTGGTTCGATGCAGATGAAGCCGGTCAGAAGGCTGCTGAAGAGGCTGCTAGTGTATTACCACCTGGTAAGGCTTACATCGCCCGTCTAGAGGCTCACAAAGACCTATCAGACGCTTTACAAGCTGGTGATTACAAGGCTATCGATGATGCATTCTTTAAACGTAAAGAATTCAGACCTGATGGTATTGTAGATGCCAAATCTTTACTTGAATTAGTTACCACACCACAACCACCAGCTGATTATGACTATCCATTTCAAGGATTACAAACAAAGCTTCACGGGATTCGGAGAGGAGAGCTTGTCACAATTACTAGCGGATCGGGACAAGGAAAGTCGTCCGTGTGTAGAGACTTGGCTGCTCACTTGTTATCGAACGGAGAACGGGTTGGATACTTGGCACTTGAAGAGTCAAACCGCCGTACAGCTTTAGGCTTGATGTCTGCTGCTGTAGGTAATAACCTAGCATTAGGTGAACATACCCATGATGAACTTACAAAAGCATTTGACGCTAGTATTAATCAATGGAACCTTTATCTTTTTGATGGGTTTGGTAGTTTTGATCCTGATATTATTTATAACAGGATAGAATACTTAGCTTCAGGTCTTGATTGTAAGATCATATTTCTTGATCACCTATCCATTCTAATGAGTGGTCTTGATGGGGATGAAAGACGTATGATAGACCAAACGATGACACGCTTACGTTCATTAGTTGAACGCACTGGCATATCATTATTTTTAGTATCACATTTAAAACGAGGATCATCCGATCAAAACCATGAAGAAGGTGCACGTGTTACACTCGGACAACTTAGAGGAAGTGCGGCAATCGCTCAACTTAGCGATGCAGTTATTGGACTCGAAAGAGATCAACAGAGTGAAACTAAACACTCTGATACAGTTGTTAGAGTTCTCAAGAATCGCTACTCTGGGGAAACAGGCATTGCTTGTCGATTAAATTATGACCTATCCACTTGTAAATTCAATGAAACTGAAGAACCAACAGCGTTTGACGCCACAACAGATTTTTAAACCAAACCCTCCTAGTGCAGAGGCAGTTAAACGTGCACAATTCGTAGACAAAACTTACCACTGGAACAATGCTGATCTTCGATCTGGAGACAAACGGGCTTCTTCATGATGCTACCAAAATCCACTGTCTTTGCATCTACGACACCGACACTGAAAAAACGATGGTCTTTAATGATCAGTCGTTTACAACAGCTACGGAGAGACAAGCGGCGGAACCTATTGTTCGCGGTATCCAATACCTCGAAGACGCTGATTGTATTATCGGTCATAACATTATTAATTATGATCTTAGCATCATCACTAAGTTTTATCCGTGGTTTAGACGTATTGGTGATTGCTTGGATACTCTTTTGCTTAGTCGTCTTTACCACCCGAACTTAATAGAGATCGACAAACAAAAGACTTGGGATGGTATGCCACTCAAATTGTATGGCTCACATTCACTAGCTGCATGGGGTTATCGACTTAACGAAACTAAAGGAGATTATTGCAAGGACGCAGATTGGAAAGAATGGTCACCAGAAATGGAAGACTACATGATACAAGACGTTACTGTCACAAGAAAACTTTGGAACCATTTTCAACCATACCTGAATGGATTACGCTAGAACATGAAGCAGCTGAAATCCTCACACAACAAGAATTACATGGATGGTACTTTGATGAACGCTCTGCATGGAAACTTGCATCAACTCTCAGACAAGAGCTTGAGAGTGTTAATCAATTACTACGTAACAGGCATCCTTACGTTGCCGGACCAGTATTTACTCCTAAACGAGATAATCGGACCCAAGGCTATGTCAAAGACGCTCCATTTACACGTCTTAAGGAACTAAACACACAATCAAGAGATCATATTTCATGGATCCTGCAAACATTTCATGGTTGGATTCCGGTCCAGAAGACACCTACTGGGAAGCCTATCATCGACGAACCGATACTGAAGGAGATTGGGACAGAGACTGCCCTTGCATTCCTCCAGATTTTGACGATAACGAAGATGCTTGGAATGATATCCGAAGGCGCGAACGCATGGCTGAAGCTATGTACGAGTGCTAGTAGGATACATCATCATTGTTCTGTCGCTACTTCAACTTTTAGATGCGCCCATCGAAACCCAAATCTAGCTCAAGTACCTAGTGATTCAAGATTTAGAGAGCTTTTCTTACCATCTCCAGGTCAAGTCATGGTCGCTGCTGATTTATCTGGGATTGAGTTACGCATGTTGTCTCATTTCCTTGCCAAATATGATGGTGGACGGTATGCAGACATCCTACTCAACGGTGACATCCACCAAGTAAATGCTGATAAGATAGGAATATCTAGGAAGCTTGTGAAGACAGTTACTTATGCGTTTTTATACGGCGCCGGCGACATGAAAATTGGACACAGCTATGACAAACTTCTTTCATCCAAAAATGCCAAGAAAAAAGGTAAGGAAATCAGAGCAGCATATATTGACGCGATTGATGGACTCGATAAACTCTTGGCGTCTATCAAGAAAGCTTCAGAAAGAGGATATATCAAAGCTATCGATGGTAGAAAAATTATGGTGGATAGCCCACATAAAGCGTTAAACTACTGTCTCCAAGGTAACTCTGCCATCCTGGCAAAGCGTTGGATGCTTATCAATCAACAAAACATTAAAGAATTAAATTTATGTTGTTCTCAACTAGCCTTTATACATGACGAATTGCAGTTCGAGTGTGCCCATGAACAATCAGCTGACTTATGTTCATCCTTGGTATTTAGCAGTCTCGCAGCTGGAGAATATTACAACCTTAGAATCAAAATTGACGCTGAAGCAAAAACCGGAAACAACTGGAGTGAAACCCACTAATGAGAAGTAAATCAATGATGGGAGTACTAACCGTAGTTCCATTTACATCAAAGAAAACACGTCAAGGTAACGGTTTGCATAGTAAACCACGAAAAGGTAAAAAGAAATATAGAGGACAAGGTAAGTGAAGTTATTTGTTGACGCAGACTACATCGTTTACAAGGCTTGCGCTGGTGCAGAGTCAGAAATTGACTTTGGTGATGATGTAATTTTAGTTGTCAGCAAATTCAGTGATGCATATTCTTCAGTTAAACGTGAACTAAATAAAATTAAAACTAAGTTCATGTGGGATGTTCCTGAAGTTGTGTTATTCTTTAGTGATAGTACAAACTTTCGTAAGGAAGTAATGCCTGCTTACAAAGGACATCGTAATCGTAAGAAACCTTGTGGTTATAAACGTGTCATCAATGCTCTCAAAGATGAGTATGAAGTAGTAATACTACCAACTCTTGAAGCAGATGATGGTATGGGTATCTACGCTACTAAATATCCTGGTAACATTATCGTTAGTCCTGATAAAGACATGCGACAGATCCCTGGAACGCTCTACAACATGGATGAAATCGTGAATGTGGAAGAAGCAGAGGGACAACGTTGGCACCTTATACAGACGCTTGCAGGTGACCAAACAGATGGCTATAGCGGTGTGCCTGGTATAGGAATCAAACGTGCTGTTGCTTTGTTTGAAGACAAAGGTTACACCTGGAATACAGTTGTTAATGCATTTGCTGAGAAAGATCTTGGTGAAGACATTGCACTACAAAATGCAAGACTTGCAAAGATCCTTACTACAAATGATTATGACTGGAGAGCAAAACAACCCATCCTTTTTACCCCCTCCTCCGATTATCGAATTGACAATGGAGCAGGAATTCAAGTTGAGAAGACTTGAAGACTTATTACCTAAAGCTGATAAAGAAGATATCATTACTTTATTTATGGCGTTACAACGTCAAAACTTTGCCTTAGCTAACACTGTATCCAACCTAGTTAAAAAATGGCCCAATCACCTGCCTACTACACCAGAGGCTCCATCGAGTGCTGGGATTTTATCAGAGACCAGCAACTAAATTATCATCTTGGTAATGCAGTTAAATATATCTGCCGTGCTGGTCATAAAGATAGCGCAGAAGCTGATCTTAAAAAAGCAATCCACTATCTAGAAAATGAACTATCCCACATTACTGCACCAAGCCAAAGAGTTCCGGTCAGCCTATTCAATCCCGACTGGCAAGAAACAAACTACGACACAGAAATCTTTGATCGATGAAGAATGGTCAGAGTTTCATGAAGCATTTCATTTTGAAAAAGATGATGCACAATTAAAAGAGCTTTGTGATCTTGTCTATGTTTGTTACCAGTTTGCTGCTAATGAAGGCTGGGATCTAGATGAAGCTATGGATCGTGTCCATAAATCAAACATGTCCAAACTAGATGAAAATGGACAACCTATTTACCGCCCAGACGGTAAGGTCTTAAAGGGACCAAATTACAAACCACCAAACCTTACTGATCTAACTAATGTCTAATTATATCGCACGTACAGGACGTGTACAATCATGGATTGATGATCCTACTCATCGCCTACCAGTCAGCTGCACGGTTATGGTGGTAGAAAACGAAATGGAGGGGCCTGATGGTATAGAATCCAGCTGGAGATTTGCGTCACATGCTCTTAGGTATGGCGCAGGTTGTGCTATTCATCTAGACAAACTTGACCCCAAAGGTTATGTTCGTAAGTCAGGTGTAACAGCTTCTGGTCCTGTAAGTTTTGGTAAAATTTATAGTAGTTTAAATGAAATACTACGTAGAGGTGGGGTGTACAAAAATGGTGCGATTGTGTTACATATTTCTCTCAATCACCCCGATGCTCTTGACTTTATTACTACTCCTAGATCCGAATTACCTTGGGTCAAACGTTGCATCAACATCACTGAAGAGTGGTGGCAGGATTGTACGTTTAAGGAAGAATTACTATTCGGAATTAAATCCGGTGACATCTGGTTAAACAAAGTAAAACATGACAATGAAGGAAACCGCATCAGAGGTAACGTGTGTCTCGAAGTATACTTGCCATCACGAGGTACCTGTTTACTACAGCATATCAATCTTGGAGCCTGTGAGTTCGACGACATCCCACGAGCATTTGTTGAAGGTATGTCCGAGTTGTGCAGCCTACATAGTAGGACAGCTGTCGGAGATTCTGGAGAATACCTCCCGCCTGAAGTTGATCGACAAGTGGGACTCGGAATGCTTGGTCTCGCAAACCTCTTACGGCGGTACGGAGTAACATACGATCAATTTGGTCGTGCATTAGAACAGTACAACAACAACGAAACTATCCGGTCTGCAGCTTATGAACTTGTCTCTCAACTTGCTACAGGAATTAACCAAGCAGCCACAATTGCTCGCGAATATAATATGGTTCGAGCCTTTGCTATCGCTCCAACCGCCAGTTGCAGTTATCGAAGCGTGGATCTGGATGGCTATACTAGCACACCAGAAATCGCTCCACCTATCTCGCAGACAGTTGATCGCGACTCAGGTACTTTCGGAGTACAAACTTACAACTATGGCGATGTAGAAATTGCTAGTAAAGTAGGTTGGGAAAATTATAAAAGAGTTGCAGATGGCATTATGACAATGCTTGACGCCACAGGACTTCTTCATGGATACAGTTTCAACTCTTGGAGTGATTCAGTAACCTACGATAATGAATTCGTAGAAGAGTGGCTTAGGTCTCCGCAAACAAGCCTCTATTATTCACTTCAAGTTATGAGTGATACACAAGATAAATCTAGTGCTTATGCTGCATTAGATGAATCAGAAGTGGACACCTATTTAGAGGACATTTTAAATGAAGAACTTACATGTGATTGTCAAGAATGAATCCTTACCAGAAACTACTAAACAGAAAAAGAAAATGGACACCAGTGCAGACAACTGCCGGATTATGCAAGGAAGGAGCGGAAGCTACGGTACATCGTGCACTTGCGCTGCGACATATGGAACTACCTGTGGGAGATTTTATCCGTGATGGCTTGGATACCGACGTACCAAAACTATCGCGGGAGTTATTGGAATCAAATATCACCGACGAGGAAAATCACGACCTGGCACTTGGTTACATTGCCAATGCTTACGGTGTTGATGAAAAAGCTGAATCGGAAGCTATTAGGCTCAGGGAAGCTTGGACTGCGCATCCTGATCATACGATCCTCAAGGCGATGGTTGCCGAGCGTGCGATTTTCTTCGTTCTTTTACCATTCTTCCGCTTTAATGGTGACGCTGGAATGCGAACAGTCAGCGCGGATATAAGCAGAGATGAACAAATTCACGTTGCTGCCAATAGCATTGTTTGTCGGGAGCTGGGGCTTAATATCAGTCCTAGTCTTGATAAACTCCGCAAGGCAACTATCAATTGGGTAATGCAACCCTTAGGTATTAATACTACCGATAAATATTTGGATAAAAAATTTTGGCTGGATTCTAGTGATCGCTTAATGTATGAGGGCAAAGCCCCAGAACTTTCTGCAACTAAATCAGCACGAATGCCAGCTTTCTTTGAGCATAGTAATGTCAACCTCCCCCAATACGCTTGAAGTCCTAGGGATGCAATCCCGTGGTCTCGTACATCAATTAGAAGAATCATTCCCACCAACTAACCCTAACCCTGAAGATACAATGGAAAAAATTATGTTTAGATCCGGGCAACGTAGTGTTGTGGAATGGATCATTAATTATATGGAGGAGAACTAATGGCTTTGACAGCAAAAGATTATATGGCGCGCTTTGGCCGCACTCCAGAGCAACAAAAATATTTTGATTCTAGTGGTAATGTTAATTCTAAATATTCGACAGTAGCATCACAACAAAATCCTAAACCTATTTATAGTTACACGCCAAGAGCTACAAAGAGAGGTGGTGGGTTTACGTATGGTGATACAGTTAACGTTTATAAAAAAGATAAACCAGTTGCTGCTGCACCTGCCGCTGAAACAAAACCAGAACCAACAGTAGAACAAGCCGCTTCCCCAGAAATAAACAACGTTTATCAAGATCAGATTGATGACTTAACCAAACAATTGGGAGACAGACCTGATTTTACTACGCAACTTGCGCAGATTCAGCGGGATTATCAAAGTCAAATTGCTGCACAAGCTGCTCAACAACAAAAGTATTTAAGTGATTTGCAGATTCAGCAGGACACTAGGTTGAATCAAATGGCAACTGAGCAAAAAGCAGCTGCTGAAAAATTAGCGATAGGTCAACGTACTTACCAACAAAACGAAGCAAGAGCTAGTGAAATTGGAGCACTACAAATCGGTGGTGCCGCTGAAACTCCACGAACTGGTGGTACACAAGGCTTTAAACGTAGAAAACTACAAATTAATCCTGTCACTGCAAATGCCCTTTCAGGTATTCTTGGTGGCACTGCCGCCGCAACAAAAACTAATGTATTGAACGTCTAATGACAGCTAAATCACGATATGACAGATTGTCTTCAGACCGTTCCCAGTTTCTTAATACTGCTAGACAAGCAGCAGATCTAACTCTACCTTATCTTATCCGAGAGGATGAG